TCTCATGCCTGGTTTTGCGTAGACACAGTTATGAAAATTGCCATCGTCAATTACGCACCCGTCTGGCTCTTGATGTGGCTCTAGGTCTACATGGCAGCCGTACTTTAGCTGCGGCATATTTTCGCTCATTTGCTTAACAGCATCAGCGGCGTCATACAAGCCCAGTCGGTTGGCTATGAGCACAAGGCTGGCAAGTTGGTCCGTCACTGATTCTTGGCTTTGAGGCCAAGCAGGCAGATTGTGTAGGTCAAGACTCATTGCCCCACCTCCTGCCGCAGCACCCTGGCCGCCTGCGCGTACTCGCCGGAGCCGTGAAGGGCGAACCGGTCGAGCCAGGTGGCGACCTCACGGATGGCGGCGCGGGACTGAAGGGTTTGAAATGAGTGGCCGCTGTTACACGCTGCACTGGTGTATCTGTAAGTGGGGTCATCATCCCCGCAGACGCTTTCGTCAAGACCGTTATTCATCCAGTCTTCGTTCGCAATGGCTTCCTCCACCCTCTCCACCAACCCCCCAGACCTCGCCTCAGCGCTGGCGGCGCGGAGTTCGGTCATGGCGGGATCGGGAGTCGGATCGGCGGCGTCCAACGCAATCAGCCGGTCGAGCTTGTCTTGCTGGGCGGCCTCTAGGGCTTCGATGCGGTTGCGGAGTTCGAGGATGCAGGAAGTCATCTCCAGCCCTGCTTCTGTCCGTTCGTGCATGTAATCCCACTGCTCAGGCGTGGCGCGGTGTTGGTCGGTCATGCCCTCACCCCCACCAACCGGCGAGCGGTGGTCTGTGAGCAGCCCAGCCGCTCAGCGATCACCCGATAGGTGAGCCCATCCCGGCGCCAGCGGCGGGCGCGTTGCTGGCGGGATTCCGTCAGCCACAACAGGAACAGCGCGGGCAATAACAGCAGCACCAAGACGGTGCAGAAAATCGTGGTCATGGCAATAAAAAAAATAGAAGGCTGTGAGTGGAGAAAGGGATTAGACTCGGCGAGGGTCTAGCCCTTGCGCTAAATAAGAGCCAATTAAAAGAGAGAAAAATGATGCGGAAACGAGGAAGAGCGGATTGGGGACTGCATACCAAAACAAGATGGGCACCAGTACGGAGCCAACAGCAAATAAAACGCTAGTGATAAGGCAAATGGCCTCTCGCTCACGGCGACGGCGAATAAAGCAGCGCAACAAAGCAACGAAAATGTTGCAACCAATGGGGATAGTGAATGCGCCAACAAAAGCAGTAACGGCAACAACCGAAACAAGCTTGATCAGCTGCGTTGTCGGATCTAGTGAAGAAGTCATGGCGTGAAACGGCGAGTGGCGGGCCTGTGCCCGTGGTGGAATCATACCGCAGCGGTTCCGGTTCCGCACCCCCGGTCAGTAGTGGAACCAGTCCACCACCGACTCCAGGCGACTGGCCCAGCTGTGCCGGCGGATGATCTCGACAATCTCTTCGGCGCTCATCACGTCCGGCGAATTCAGCGCCTTGCGGACGTTCTTCGTAAACCCGCCCTGACTGCGCGTCACTTTCAGCTGCGGCAGATCCTCTGGCAGGTTGGGGATGTCGGTGCTGATGATCGGGATCCCCAGCGTGGCGTACACCCAGCATTTCAGCGGGTTCATCGCCGCCGTGAGATTCGTTTTCAGGTGCGGGATGATCGCCACATCAAACGTCGCCAGGTAGGCGCGCAGCTCGTCATAGGGCACTGGGCCCACGTAGCGAATGTTCCGCCGCTGTGGCAGCTGGGTGGCCACGTGCGTGCTGCCGATCATCAGCACCAGGTCGTCAGGGTTTTTGGCTGCCACGTGCTCCACCAATGGCCAGTCCAGTTTCGACTCCAGGTTTCCGGCATAGCCGATGATCCCCCGGAAGTTGCCGGGCGCTACCAACTGCTCCCGCAGGTCAGCCACCTCTGCCGCGTCCGGTGCGCCGGTGAAATCCACGCCATTGGCCACCACCTGCGCCTTCGTGGGGCTGAGTCTGCCGATGCTCTGCAGCGTGTGCCGGCAGTTGTAAAGGCCCATGTCGGCCAGATCCAGGATGGCGCGGTAGTGCTCCGTAAGCTCTGTCTTCCGCTCGGCGGATGTGTTGGGCCATGCCCTGTGATCGTCCACCACGTCGGCGAGCACGTAGTCGGTGGGTAGGGCTGCGGCGATCCGCTCGGCGTGCCGATAGTACGGATAGACCCAGAGCCCCAGCCTGGCGCCGGGGAAACGCGCTAGGGCCTGCTCCACCAGCCCTTGGCAGTACCGCTCAATGAAGTCGCCCTGTTCAGCCACGCTGAGCCCTGCAGGCATCACCGGCGTGCGGATGGCAAGTTTGCCCTTGTCCAGCAGCCCCACCCTTTTCCGCTGCGCGTAACGGTGCAACAGCCGGTGATGCCGGTTCTGGCTCTGTTCCAGCTTGCGCAGGTCCAGCGTGCTAAGCGGTTTCTCTACCAACAACACCTGGTCCACGTCATCCCGGCTGGCCAGGTACTTTGCCACCATGTCCACCCGCCTGCCAAACACGCCAGCGTCGTTCTGCTTCCAGAGCATCAGAATGATCCGCCGGCCAGGCTCGGGCAGCCCGATCAATGATCTGGCGGCGTAACTGATCGCCCGGCGGCTGGGCTGGGATAGGAGGTGGCGCATGGTCGTAGCTCCAGAGGCATAGGACAGGTGCTGGTGCGCGAGGCGCTGATTCACCTCCCGATCGGCAGCGCTCAGTGGCTGCAGCTGGCGGATCGCGTCGGGCAGTTCGGCGGGCGACTCCACAAACGAAATCCCCCGAAACCCCCAGTCCGCCAGCATTTGCAGCGGCGGGGTGGGCGTGGCGATCAGCCTGATGCCGGCCGCCAGCGCGTCGCAGGCCTTGGCCGGCAGCTGATACCGGCTGGCCTCGCGGGACTGGTCTTGCAGCAGCACCGCCGCATCAGCTAGCGCGAGGCAGGCGGGCATAGCCGCAAATGCCACGCTGTCGATCATCGCGGCCTGGTCGCCGGCTGCGCGGGTGATGTCGTTCACAATCCCTCGGTCGGGAATGCGGCCGATGAATGCCGCGCCAGCACCTGGCACCTGGGCCACGGCCTGGGCGATGACGTCGAGGCCCTTGTGCCGCTGCGGCGTGCCTAGGAACATCACCAGCGGGGTGCAGCGGCGGCGGATCTCCAGCAGCTCGGCGGGCGGCTCAGCCTGCGGCGATTGAAACGCATCCAGGTCGCGCAGGTGGGCGATGATCTCCCCGCCGTGCAGTGCCTGCAGCTCGGTGTTGCAGGTGATGATGTGATCAGCGGCCTTGGTGAGCTGCTGCGCCGCTAGCGTCCAGAACGGTGAGTAGGGGGCCTCGCCGAGCCGCTCGGGGAACTGCTGCTGCAGCGCCAGCGGCGAGAGCGGGGCATCGTTCGGATCAATGAACGCCAACTCGTGATCGTCTATGTCAACGATCAGCCGGGCGCCGTTGCGCTCAGCGATGGCGATGCCCAGCAGCACTGACGGCAGCCGGGCTTTGCAGGCGATCACCACGTCTGCGTCGGTGGCCGCGGCGACGCGGCGGCAGCGATCAATCAGCGCTGAGACGGTTTTGGGCTCAGGGATGACGGTGATCGGCTCACCTCGCAGTGGCGCCCACACCTCACGGCCTAGATGGGAGAACCCGAACGCGATCAGCTGGACCTCAGAGAATGCCAGCGCGGCGGCACGGGCGATCAGATGGGCCCGGCCGATGCAGTTGTGGTGGGCGTCCCACCCGATGACGATGCAGCGATTCATGGCGTTGGGGTGGGTAGTGGCAGGGCGTAGTGGGGGAGCCAGTGGGACGCGCATCGGACGGCGGCCTTGAAAGTTGTCAGCTCCCAAAAGGTTGAATATCCACCACGGCCACCATCAGCTACTGCCAGTGTCAGCCACCAACACCTCCCCTCCGCATCGCAATCCTCCGGCCCCGGCAGCCGCTCCGCCACGGGCACCGGCTCGATGGTGGGACTCCATCTGCTGCCAGGGTGAGACAGGATCGCCTCGGCCAGCGCGGCGGCTCCCTTGTCGTGGTTGCCGTCCACCTCGCGGATGATCTCAGCCAGGCGCAGGATGTGGCCAACCCTTGGGGGCAGCCCCTCCGGCTCGGGCTGGGCCAGGGCGGCTTCGGCTTTCAAGTCCTCGGTTGCGATAGCGGATAACTGCTGGAGCAGGGTGGCGGCGCGGCGCATCTGCTCTGCCGTCATGTTGCACAGGTCGTAATGCTCGACCTCGACGCACTCCGCATCAGCTTTCAGTGCTGATGCCAACTCCGCCACTTCCCCTGGTTCTGGCGCTGGCGGGGCGGCGGGCGGCCCCTCCCCCACCCCCTCCGGCTCGGGTTCGCCAACACCGAAATAGGGGCAGGCTGGATCACCGAATCGACCGCAATCGTCCACGTTTGCCGGGGCGATGCCGCACATAGGGCACTCCCGAATTTGAACGGGCTTTCCGTCGCCAAGGTTCCGCCAATGAAACAGCCCATCCCCCTCCGGCTCGGGCTGGGCCAGGGCGGTGCGGGCCTGGGATAGGGGTGGGGTTGAGTTAGCCAAGGGGCATTCCTCCATCGTTGAACTCGGCAAGCGAGGATTCTGAACCGCGATCCGATGGGGCCTCCTCCGCACCGGGCACCGGCAGGGCGTGGTGGGGGAGCCAGTGGGTGAACTTCTGCCTCCAGCCTGCATACAGACTCCAATCGGCTGATCTAAATGGAGCTGGGTTTCCATCCCTGGGAGTAAACCACCAACACCTTCCCATCGCATCGCAATCCTCCGGCCCGGGCAACCGCTCTGCCACGGGCACCGGCTCGGTGGTGGGGCGGGTGTAGCGGGTGAGAAGCTCAGTGGCAAACGTCACGAGCTGTTCGTCCGTGCATTCCCAGCCGTGACCATGAAACGTTCTGCCGCCATCAAAGCCGGAAATCTCCTGTCTATCAAAGGCGCAGTCATCGGCTAGATCCATCACCTGCTTTTCCGTCACCGCCTCCGCCACGGGCACGGGCGACGGCTGGGGGGTGGGCGGCTGGCCTAGCCAGTACGGGATGGCGCAAAGCGGGCGACTCCCGTTCACTTCTTGCCCATGATTGAACCTGATCACGCTGCCTTCTATTGAGGGATAGCGGTAGGCGTAACCACTCGGTGCCGGCTGAGTCTCCACCCCCTTTGGCTCGGGCTGGGCCAGGGCGGCGCGGGCTCTGTCTATAGATTTGACTGCCGAATCAACCATCTCTTCGGCGCAACGGGAAGAGGACGACAGAGGCAATAACTCAGCACACAGCGCTCTCCAATCAGTGCTCATCGTTCATCTCCAGTGTGTGTGAATCCATCCAGCCAGTGCGCCACTGAACTGGACCCGCCGTGGCGCTCCCTCAGCACCTGCCCCAGCTCAGCAGCGACGCTGCGGGCGACGTTGGTGCACGTCTCGCAGGGCTTAGAGCACCGCGCCGGCATGGGGCAGGCGGCCAGGGATAACCGGGTGGATGGTGTTGGCGTGGGCCGGGCCTGATCGCTGGTGACAGGCGCAGTGGCGATGCGGGCCATGGCCTGCTGCGTGGGGGTGGTGAGAGTGATCATTGCGGGGTGGGGTTGTGGATGCGGTCGTTCACGATCCGCCGCAGCAGATCGTTCATCCCCTCGCCTGGCCGGAGCTGGCGGCGGAGCGCCTCGACCTCGGGGAGGGTGAGGCAGATGGTTAGGCGGCGGGTTTCCATTAGGCGGCCTCCAAGTCAAAGAGGGATGCAGCGCTGCCCTCGGCCTGCTCCAGAAACTTCGCAGCCTGGCGGGCGTACTCCGGCTTGAGTTCGATGCCGACGTACTTGCGGCCCATCTTCACGGACTGGTAGCCGGTGCTGCCGATGCCGTTAAACGGGTCCAGCACAACGTCGCCAGGGTTGCTGTAGAGGGTGATGCAGCGTTCGATCAAGTCCAACGGCATAGGGCAGATGTGCTTTTCGTCTTTGTCGCCTTTGAACCGGGAGTTGAGCACCTTGGTCTGCATCGTGTCCATCCACACTGGCGATGCCCACTGCTGCCACTGATCCAGCGAGAACTCATCACGGCTGTGAGTAACCGGCTCTCCGACATTCTTGCCCCGTGAATCCTTGCGCATCACCAAGATGTATTCAGGCATTCCCATGGCGCTCACCCGGCTGTTCTCGCGGATGTTCTTGTAAAGCAGTCGCTCATGCTTGGTTTTCTGCATCTCGCGCACTGGATCACGCCAGATTGTCACCCGTGCCCTCAGACAGAATCCAACCTCCCGGTAGTTTGCACTGGCGGCGTCGCTGAACGGAAACAGTCCGCCCTCTCCTGTCTCTGATGAGTTTTGGTAGAAAACCGTATCCTTCACGTGATCACAGATCACGGCGCCAGGCTTCATCACGCGGAACAGCTCACGTGCCATCCACTGATGATGCTCCAAGAACTCGTCATGAGAGGCCGAGTTGCCCATGTCTCGCTCGGAGTCGCTGTAGATGTAGAGAGAGCTGAACGGCGATGAAAACACGGCGCAATCAACGCTCTCATCAGGCAGTCCCGAGAGAATCTCAACACAATCGGCGTTGTAAATGGCCCAGTTGTTGCCTTCGTGAGTCGGTTTCATTTCAGGAATGATGGAAGGATGATTGAAGTAGCCGATCCGTAGGCGCGTCGCAGTGTTGCCTCTTGCTGCATCGCCACCATTGAGCCGGCCATGGCGCGCTTCATGCGCAGGTGATCAGCAGCCTTGCGCTGGACGTTGTTCCAGATGCTGGTTTCCGTGTCGCTGATGATCACGTGGCAGGTGACGGGCTTGGCCTGCCCAAACCGCCATGCACGGCGCACGGCCTGGTAGTGCTGCTCATAGCTGTGGCTGACGCTGGCAAAGATCACGGTGTTGGCGTGCTGCCAGTTCAACCCCAGGCCGGCCAGCTTGGGCTTCGACACGATCACCCGGCGATCACCAAACGTGAACGCATCCAACGCGGCCACCTTCTCATCAAGGCTCATGGAGCCGTACACCTCGATCGCATCAGGGATGGATGCGGCCAGTGCCGATGATTCGTCGTTGGTTTCGCACCACACGATCACCGGCCCGGTTTCAGCGTTGGCGATTGCTGCAGCCTTGGCTACTCGATCTTCCATCGTGAGGCGTTTCTCACGGTGAATGGTGGTAGCGCTGCCATCGGGGATCCTGAACAGCAGCCCCTCGGGAACCTCTTGGGTTATGTCGGCGCTGATCGTGTGCAGTTCGTAGTTGAGCGGCGGCAGGATGAATCCGTCGTCATCGCCCCCAAGATCAGATGGGAGCGTGGCGGCCCTGGCCCAGCTGGCGACCCACCGCCAGAACGACTCCTGAGCGTGCCCCTTGAGGCGATAGCCGCCCATGGTGGTTTGATCGGAAATAAACCACCGGGACAGCATCTCTGGGCCTGGCATGACGCCCAGGAACTCGGCGTGCTGGCCGATTTCCATGTGATCGTTCGGCGCCGGTGTTGCGGTGGCCGCCAGCCGGTAGGGCGTCTCGCTAAACGCCTCGCACAGCATCCGCTTGGTGGGGCCGGTGAATGCCTTGAGGATGCTGGATTCATCCAACACGACACCACCGAACACAGATGGGTCCAGCTTTGGCAGCCGTTCGTAGTTGGCGATATTCACGCCAGGGCCAACGTCCGACTGCTCCCGCACAATGCGGGCCTCAATGCCGATTGCTGCGCACTCCCGCACCATCTGACGCGCTACCGCCAGCGGGGTGAGGATCAGCGAGGGCCGACCACTGGCAGCGGCGAACTCAGCAGCAGCGGCGGCCTCCACTCGGGACTTGCCCAGTCCGGTGTCGAGGAACGCAGCCGATCGGCCTTTCTCGCAGGCGAATTGCAGGGTTGATTGTTGATGGGGGAACAGATCCCATTGGCCTTGCGGCTGGAACCCGTAGGACTGGGCAGCAGTGCCCTTGGATGCGATGAATTCGCGGTAACGATGCAGGGTGTTGTCAGGCATCACTCCCCCTCCCCCACCAACCGCTCACACAGCGCCCACCACAGCGACGTGGCCAGGGTGGCGGTGCCGACGATCGACAGCACGGCGATGATCTCGACCATGCCGGCGAGGATGGAGAGGGTCATGGGGCCACCTCCGCATCAGCCGGTGGTTCCATGCCCTTGATTCGGCCGTGGTCGCCCTGTGCGCGTTCGAGCCGGCAGCGGGCAGCGTCCAGTTCCCGTTCAGCCTTGGCCAGCATCGCGGCATGGGCATCGGCCCAAGTTTCGTGGTAACTGGCCCAGCTGCCTGCTCTAGTTTCGCGGCGGCCCTTGCGCTCAACAGGCCAGACACAGCCGGCTGTGACCTTGGTGCAGGGGACGGGCTTGATTTCGCCCCACGAGAGGCGCCACATGATGATCGGTGTAGTCATGGTGCAGAAGGCGGAGGGTTTGCGCCGGGACTGGACAGGCGGGGAAACTGCTCAGGTGGCTCTGAGCGGCGTAACCGAAGCGGCGGCGGCCCGCTCGGCCTGTTGGTGTTCTCGTGGCTGAAGCTGCGGCGCCAGTCGGGATCCTGGTCGCGTGGTGGCGGCATCAGCAGCTCGGCAAAGCTGGGCTTGCGTTGCCCATGGCTACCCCGTGGTGGTTGCAGCCGTCCCCTTGCATTCCAGCCAGCCCAGTACGACAGCAGGGCACCGGTGCCGCCGACAATGGAGCCGAGCAGGATATGGAGTTCGGTTGTCACTGGGACACCTCCGCATCAGCCTGCAGCGTCTCTAGTGCGCGCCGCAGGTGGTCGTTTGCCGCTTCAATCGCCAGCCCAAGCCCCCACCTGCGCTGGCTTCGGGTGATTTCCATCAGCGCGGTGTCAATCTGATTGCGCAGGCGACTAGATTCAATGACTGCACGCTTTTGGCGTTGCTCAGCCTTAATTTCACCGATGTCGTTGACGTTGGGAATAGCGATCCACTTGCGATGCCATTGATCGCCGCCGTATTCACTGCCATCGGATCGCATAAAACGAAGGCCATCAACGGTAACTTGGGTTTTCGTCACCTTGGCAACATGCGCCAAGGTTCGACCTGTCCTGCTGTTGATGATCACAGTGTCGCCCTCCGCGATGTTGGCGAAATCTCGATGGCTCACGCCTCCACCTCCCGCACCTGCTGCCGCAGCGCCCGCAGCAGAACCGCCGTGGGCGATTCGCGGAGCATCCCCAGCCGGTGATCGATCAGCATCAGCACCCGGCCGCGCATCAGCTCCTGGCCCTGCGCCAAGGCAGCCTGCAGCGCCGGGGATTCGTGCAGCGCCTCGGTGGCACGGGCCACGGCGGCCTGTTCGGCGGCGAGAGCCTGTTGGTCGGTTTCGATTTGGGCCAGTAGGTCATCGAGCTGCTGGCGGATGGTGTCGAGTGACGGGGGCGGCGCGCAGGGCGCCTGATGGTGGCCCATTGGTGCATGGCGAGTGGTCTCCACCACCCTACCGCAACGGTTCCCCATTTGCACCCATCAGCAGCCAGATTCGTCATCCCATGGACTGCCTGCCACCTGCCAGCGGCCTTTCATCGTGCGCTGGTGGCCGCCAAGAAAGCTCTGCATCGTTGCCCGGGGGATCCCCTGGCGCTCCGCCCATTGCCACCTGCCGCGGATCGTGACGCGAATGACCCTTCCACGCTGAAGATCGCGCAGCCTCCACGCCGGCTCGGCGTCTGGACACGGCTGGTCATCCTCGCAACGCTTGACCCACCAAACCCAGTTCCCGCCGGTGTTGCTGATCCGCTCGCGCCTGATCAATCCCATCGCCTCCAGCTTGGTCAGCGACCGATTCAGAGATGCGCGATCGGTGCCTAGCTGCTGGGCCATCTCGCTGAGGTCAGCCCACCAGCTAGGGCACAGCTGCTCTAGCTGCACCATCGTTAGCAGTAGTTCACAGCGCACCTGATGACGCAGTGCTGCCAGGTAGGCGGGTTCAATCATGGCGCGGAATAGGAGCCACCCGCTCGTTGCTTGCTGCCGCCCTGAGCCTTACAAAGCCGGAACCAGCGGCAGACCTCGACGGGTCCAGTGACAGGCGAGAGGCCGAGCTTTGCGGTGGAACGCAAAGCACCCACCACCTAGCCCGGGCAGTGGTCGGCATCGCCATGGAGCAGCGTGTGCGGATGGCCCCAGTACCCTACCTCATAGGTTCCCATCCGGTACCCTCTAGAGTGGATTCACTGAACAGAGCGCGATGCCCAGCTGGCCACTGAAACCCGGACACCGGCAAATCTCCGTTGAACTGCCCGCCGAGCAGGTGGAGCACCTTGACCGCGAGGCCGAACTACGGGGGCTTGGTAGGGTCGGATACCTGCGGCAGCTGCTTTTCGAGGACATGCGCCGGCAGGCTCGCGCTCAGCGTCAAGCCGCACGCAAAGCGGGGTGATCGCTGCCCAGCAGCTGCGCCACCGTCCACGCCCCATGTCCTGATGGTGGTGTGGCCAGCTCCAGCGCTTCAGGGTGGAGCCGTAACACATGCGCCAGCGCACCGGCGGCAGCAGCATCACCGCGCACCCCCTTGACGGCATGGGCCCAAGCGACGTGGCCGATGTAGCGGCGCCGCAGCTCGGCCATCTTCTCTGGCGGCCAGAACACTTCCTCACAGCCGCCTGGCCACACCATCAGATTCATCGCCCCATCCAAGCGGATGCCGTAGCGCTCTTGGGCCAGCAGGTCGTAGCCCGCCAGCTGCAGCGGCCATGCCTGATCGGGCTTCGCCTTTTCTTGGCTGACCTTGCTCTTCCAATCCACGATCAGCCATTGCCCGGCGACGCGGGCGATTAGATCCGGCGTGCCGGTGTAGAACAACTGCAGCGAGGCCAGCGGCGACTCGCAGGCAATGACCTCCTCGATCTGCGGCAGGAACAACCGCCGCCAGGTGGCCAGCAGCATCAGCGACTCGGCAAACTGCACCGGCGGCGCAGCGGCGCCCAGCAGCTCCTGGCGGATCAGGGCGTGGAGCTCGGTGCCGATGTCGGCCCGGCCGTTGCGATGCAGCTCCATGTAGGCCTCGGCCTCATTCGGCCGCATGCCTTCCTTGTTGATCAGCTTGCGGCGCCAGTGCTCGGGGTTGAAGCCCTTGGCGCCAGAGAGGCCGAGCACCTGTGAGCAGCTGGGCGGCTGCAGCCACCGCCCACGGCGCTGCGACCACACCCAGTAGCGATGGCTGGGCTCATCAAAGCAGATGCCCCCCTGCTCCGGCAGGAGGGCGATCCGTGGGCGATCGGTGGTCAATCAGCCGCCCCATCCGCCGGGGGCAGGCTGTCCCCACTGCGGCGGTGCTGCTGCTGGTGGAGCAGCTGCCGGAGGCGCCGCAGGGTAGCCCGCTGGCGGCCCGGCAGGTTGCGGCGCTGCTGCTGGCGCATACCCAGCAGGCGCAGGCTGTTGGGCGGGCTGCCCATAGGCGGGCGGCTGGGGCGGGGCTGCGGGAGCAGCACCCCACTGCCCGCCGCCCTGCTGCTGAGCCTTTTGCGCCAGGTACTGGGCCCGCTCAGAGGGGCTTTCGATCTGGCCGTTCAACACCGGAGCATTGTTCTCGCCGGTGCCGCGCCAGACGCTGAGGCGCAGCTTGAAGAACTGCTCCCCGGTTTGCTGGTTGGTCTCCAGCCCTTGCCCCTGCTGCATCGCTTGGGACAACTCCCAGATCAGCTGGGCGGGAAGCTCGACAGCACCGTTCAGGATCGGGGCCTTGGGGTTCTGGGACGGCTGAGCGTTCCAGAGATTGACACGTGCGCTCTTCATGGTCAGACGTATGCGGAGGGATCGGGTTGAGGCTGTGGAGCAGGGGCGGCCCAGGGTTGCTGCTGGGGCGGAGCGGCATAGGCGGGCGCCGCCGGTGCTGACTGATCCCACGGTGCTGGAGCTGCAGCAGGAGGAGGTTCAGGTGAGTAATCCTCATCGGAGGCGCAGATGCCCAAGAGCAGCTGCAGATTCACCCTGAAGCCGCTGGTGGCCGCAGCGCTGATCGCGCTGGAGCTGGTCAGGCTCAGCACCGGGAACTGAGACAGCCGCCAGCCGCCGCCGCTGTGCCGCAGCATGGTGGACACCACGAACCCACCCGGCACGATGCTGATGGTATTGGCGATGATCACCTGCTGCGCCATCAGGGCAGGGCGAACGGCCTCCAGCAGCCCTGGCAGGTTTAGGTAGGCGTGGCGCCGACCTTTGATGTCGGCTGCGTCGTTCGGAGCCAGGCTGCCGAACGCAGGGAAGGCGGCGGCTACGGCCGCATCAAGGGCGGCCAGTTGCTGGCCAGTGGGGCCGCAGTTGGGCGGCAGCAATTCATCGATCGGGGCGGCATCAGCCCCGCGTGCTGTGGGCATGGTCAGGATCGAGCGGTAGGACGGCCAGATTGGGCACGGCTCTGGCGGGCCGGGTCAGCTGCGGCGATCAAGCTCAGCCTCCAGCAGCAACGCTGCCATGCTGTTCATTGATCGCCGGTCATCAGCTGCCGCCGCCCGTAAGCGGTCGAACAGTGGAACAGGCAGCCGCAGCGTAATGCTGCGCGCCTCAGTGGTTGCTGCTGGCATCATCGCGGGCGCAGTTGCCGCCACTATACCCCACCCCACGACCGCTGCAGCCGCTTCGTGGCCGCCAGCCGCTGCGCAGGGCTCAGCAGCATCCTCAGCATCATCTGCCCTTGAGCCCAGCCAGGCTGCAGCCCCAGCGCTGGCTCCAGCACCTTCAGGGTTTCATCCTCCAACACGTCAAGGTAGTTCAGCCAGCGGCGCAGGTCCGGGGCCCGCTGCTCCACCTCCAAGCGGCACCGCTCATTCAGCAGCCGCCGCGCGACCACAGGGTGCGCCTGGGCCAGCAGGTCGGGGGTGATTTCGATCAGCTTGGCGCCGGTCTGGTGCACCTCCGTCTCAATCGGCTCGCCCTCTGTGACCTCGCCGGTGTCCGGGTCAATCACTGCTTCGCGCTTCTCGCGGGGTTCCTGCACCTCTGCCTTCAGTGTCCACGCGATCTCTGCGTCGGGTGGGGGGAGCATCTTCCATGTGGGCGTGTGGTCAATGATCAGCGCTTCGGATCCGTCGGGCTTGGGGCGCAGCACGCGACCGATTAGCTGCCTGTAGAGCCGCAATGAGGCCGTGGGCCTCAGTAGCTGCAGACACGTGGCGGATGGGGTATCGAGGCCTTCATCCACGACCTGGCAGGCGCACAGCACCGTGATGCGACCGGCCTTGAAGTCGCTGAAGATCTTGGCCCGTTCCGCCGCCGGGGTGGTCCCATCTACGGCGGCAGCCGTCACACCTTCGCTGCAGTACATGGCCGCGACCTCGTGGCAGTGATCCACCGAAACGCCGACGCTGATCGTTGACAACTCCTTCGGGTTGAAGCGGCGCCAATCGGAAACGATGCTGCCGTTGATCGCCACCACCCGCTTCTCAAGGTCACTGACCGCATAATCACCGCAGCGCTTCTTCAGGCCGTCAACGCTGACGGTGTGAGGTGCGGCAAACATCCGGTAGCGAGCCAATGCGCCGACCTCCATCAGCTCTGCCGGTTCAGGGCCCAAGATCAGGCGGTGAAACAGGCCAGAGTCACCCAGACCCTTGCCGTCGGGGCGCACGGGTGTGGCGGTGAGCCCCAGCATCCGCCGCGGGCTGATCGCCTGAATCGTCTTGGTCCAAGTGGTCGAGGGAGCGTGATGCGCTTCGTCGGCCAATAGCGTGCACCCTTTCAGCTGCTCCAGCATCTTCAGTCTGCGGCACATCGTCGGCACCATCCCAACGATCACCTTTCGGTCGAGCCTGGGGCGGCTGCCGGCGGTGATTCGAGAGATGACCACCTGCTGCCCGAGATGCTTGTGCAGGCTGGTGACGATCTGGCTCAGGATCTCGATTCGATGGCAGATCACTACCACCTGCTCACCACGGGCAAGCGCCCTACGGGCAAGCTCCGCCAGGATGACAGTCTTGCCTGATCCTGTGGAGCTGACCAGGCACGGTACTTCGCCATCCATCATGGCGGCTTCGCCCTGCTCGACCAGCGTGGTTTGATAGTCGCGGAGGGTGAACATCAGGGAGCCTCCTTGTCAGCTGGGCACACATAAATCCATCCCTGCCTAGATCTAGGTCTTTTGCCTGTCGCAAGTTCGGTCAGCGACCTGCGGCTTGGAGCGTTAGTCAGCTGCGAAACCTCGTAAGCCGAGCCGGTGAACTGCTGACCATCGGGCGCCGCCCATGTGTGGCGAGGCGATAACGCGCGAATGCTTTGGCGGATCTTTTCCTTGTGATCTTCGCTAAAGATTCGATTCTTAAACCGCTCACTGTGTCGCCTTCTCTTTTCCGGGTTAGCCCATCGAGCGACTTGCGCAGCTGATCTTCTGGCTCGATGCTCTGGGTCGGTCGCAATCGCGGCCATGCGAGCCTTGTGCTCTGCGATTCTTGCGGGATCGGACCACGCCGCGCGGTTTGATTGCCTGACCTTTTCAACAGCTTTGGGATCCGTGAATCGCTGTTTATTTTTTTCTGAAAGCGCTTGTCTGGCAGCAGGATTGCTCCATCGTTGATTATTAATTTCTGTTCTCCTGTTTCGCTGTTCCTGGCTGAAAACGTATCCTGCGAGACCATCGCCCCCATCTGTAAGGTTGCGCAGAATCCCGGTGCCCGTATCTTTTCGCCCATAGTGGGCAATCAACAGTCGTTCCCAGGCGAGGGCATCTTCTTCGCTCATTCCGTCCAGAACCCGGACGTTCCGCGCAGGATCTGGCGGCAGTGGAGTGCAACGCAGTGGATCCCATTGCCTGCGCCCGGTCCCCTTGCCCACGTAGTAGGGCGTGCCATCGTGGCGCAGAAACAGGTACACGTAGAAGCGGTTGGCGGGCTTGGCTGTTGCACCGGCTGCCATGTAGTATTCTGTAGAGACCTCCCCAACCTACTACATGCCTCAACCCTCTGCGCTGAGCGTCCCGCTGAATGTCATGGTGCGGCCGTCTCACATCCAATCACTAGACCGGGTGGTAGCCGGCACCCCAGGCGTGGGCAACCGCTCCCAGGCCGTCCGCATGCTGATCGAGCAGGCAGACAAGGCCCTCGCCGCCAAGGCGTGAACCGTGCAGACACCTCAAGCCGCCGCTGCGGCAGGCCCCTATGGGCCCGATCGCTGGCGCCTAGAACGCCTGCCGATGCTCGCCAGTTTCGGGCCGTTGCTCCCTGGCGCGCCTGACAAACGGCCACTCGTTGGTGACGGCTGGGAGAACCATGCCGGCGTGCCCGTGGCCGAGCTACAGGCCACGGCGCCTGAATGCGTTTGCTGGCACATCGGCGCCGCCCCTGGCCACATCGCCATCGACATTGACGGGCCGAGGGCCGCGGCGTTCTGCCAGCAGCATGGCTGCGAGCCGTACACAGCCGACACCTGGCGCATCGTGCGCACCGGCAACAGCGACCGGCTGAAGCTGGTCTACACCGTCACCGCTGAGCAGAAGGCCATCCTTGCCGCCGGCGGTAAGACCGTGAAGGTCGGCATTGGCGAAGGTGGGCCCGATGACAAGGGCGAGGAGTTCGCGGTCTTTGCCAAGCACGGCACTCAGGTGGTGGTGCTGGGCCAGCACTACACCAAGGAATCTCACTTCACCGACAACGACGATCAGTACGCCTGGGCTGGCCGGCCACCTGCCGATGCGCAGCCGCTGCCGGCTGAATGGTTCGCGCTGCTGCAGGGCGTCTTCTGCGGCGATCGACCCCTGCGGCCGAAAACACGACGCTCAATCTCGCCTCAGGTCACACGCGGGCCGCGCAGCTACAGCAACGCATCCGGCACCTGGCGCAACAGCAGCCAGCGGCAACCGTGCCCGATGTGCGGCCGCGACCACTCCGGCGCCTGCAGCATCCATCAGGACGGCGATTCGGTCTGGTGTTGCCACGGCGAGACGAAATCAGCCCCTGATTGCAGCAAAAAGGGCGAGACGGTCACCGGCCACGATGGCCGCACCTGGGGTTATGTCCGCACCGAGGATCACGACAGCTTCGGCGAGCGCTCGCTGTTCGTGATCGACAAGCCCAAGCCGAAGCCTGACCCACCAACCCCACCCCTCAACGGCGAGCAGTTCATCCCACCTGATGCGCCGGTGGAGCTGCCGCCGTGGCAGTTGGAGCCGGATGAAGAGGGCGATGACATCGAGCGCCAAGAGCTCGCGGTTGAAATCCGCAACTACCGCGACGTGGCCGCGGCCGCTGAGCTGGCATCGATCGATCTGGCATTTCCGCCTGGCCTGGCCAGCTTCATCAACACTTACGCCAAGGAGCAGACCCTCAAGCCCTGCGGTTTCCTGCTGCCGATCCTCTGCAGCGTGTGCTCTGTCATCGGCAATCGGGTCAGGGTGGCCATGACGCCCACCCACGCATGGAAGGAGGCCTGTGTGCTATGGGGTGCCAACATCGCTACCGCCAGCTCCGGCAAGTCGCCAACCTCCGGCCCGACCACCATGCAGGCGTTCAAGCCGTGGCAGGCGCAAGAACGCAAGCGGCACGCTGATGCCCTCTCGGACTGGAAGCATCGCCGGGCCCAGGCGGAGCGCGAGGCGAAGGCTGCGGCCTCTGAGTCAGGTGGCGCCGGTGGCGATCCCATGGCCCAGTTTCTGGCGGAGAACCCTCAACCCGAGCTGCGGCACTTGCTGGTCAGCGATGCCACCTTTGAGCGGATTGAGATGATCCTCAGCAACGGATCCAACCCGGGGCTGCTGGCCGTGCACGATGAGCTCGCTGGGTGGTTCAGCCAGTTGTGCCGCGCACCGAACCGCAGCGATCGGGCAAAGTGGCTCAGCCTCTACCCTGGGGAGCAGATCATCACCGACCGGGTGGGGCGCGATTCGATCTTCGTGCCTAACCCTGCCGTCTCCCTGTTCGGCAGCCTGCAGCCGGCACGCCTCGAAGGCCTGTGGAAAGCGGACGCCGATGCCAATGAGGGCATGGCGGACGCTGACGGACTGTGGAGCCGCTTCCTGATGTTCGACCTAGGCGAGTGGGCCTACGACTATCAGGACTCAACCGTGCTGATTGCCCCCGCGATCACCAACCTCTACAAGCAGGTGGACGCGGCCGCATCAAAGCTGCCCATCGGCGAAGATGGCGAGCCGATCATCATCACCGTGGCCGAGGATGCCAAGGCCACGATGGTGCAGTGGGTCAGGCAGGCGGAGTCGTTCAAGTTCGCCGCCAGCGATCCATCCGACCGGCAGTATTGGGGCAAGCAGCGCGGCGCCACCCTCCGCATTGCCCTGGCCATTCACGCGATCAGGCAGGCCTCTGCAGGGCTAAGCCTGAACACCCCCATCCCTGAAGACGTGATCCGCGCCGCGATCATCTTCACGGCCCTCTTCGCCCGTGAGCGGGACAAGGTGCTCGGCCCGGTGCGAACAGGCGCAGGCGGGGCGATCAAGCGGCTGCTCGACAAGGGCCGCGAGTGGCGCCGCAGTCACGGCAGCCGGCCCGTGCCTCAAGCGCAGATCAGAGCATGGTGCCTGCCGGCGCGCCGCACCCCTGCCGCTGAGGTGCGCACCTGGCTGCTGTCCGTGGTGGCCGAGACGCCCGACTGCGGGCAGGTGGTTCGCAAGGGCAAGGCCGTGGAGTGGGTGCCACCTGGCGACTGAGCCGCACTGCTGCACCGTGGCCGCAAATCCCGGCCACCCTCATTTCAACTGAGGGTGTCAGCTGAGCTGACGCCCTTTTGGGACACGTCCCAAAGCTGCTGCGCGGCTGTCCCATGCAGCGGTAGGCCTGTCCCTGCCTGCGGTTTCAGGCGCTGGGGAGGGTGCTGGCATGGGCGGCCCTGCAGCGTTTTGGGACATTTGGGACAGTTTGGGACAGAAGTGTCCCAGAGCAAATCGACTGCGGCGCAACGGATCTGGGCAGGTTTTGGGACTTTGGGACAGCCCCTAAGAAAATACCTTTTCTATTATTTATTTAAGTATTAGTACCTAGTCCTATGGGTATGGATGGAAATGTCCCTAGAGGTGTCCCAAAGTCCCAAAACGCGGGCAACCTGCCAGTGCTGGTGCGGTTTCTGCTTTGGGACAGCGCTGTCCCAAATGTCCCAAATGTCCCAAAACCACTTCAACCATCCGAAATCCGGTTGTTTGGTGCTGATGGGTGCATCTGCCGGTAGGATGCCCCTACCCGCCGCCATGCCGTGAACGTCCTGCAGCAGCTACGCGCGGCCGTGGCCCAGGAAGGCGCCTCGACCACTCCGCCGGTGCCCACACCCACCCCATCGCTTGCAGCCCCCGCAGCGGCGCCCCTGCGGCCCTGCCCGTTCACGTTCGGCGACTGGCTGCCCCGCACCGACCCGCAGGCCCACCCTGG